AAGTCGTCAATCGATGGCAAATTTTTATAGTCGTCAGACATGTTATGAGTATCAAAATACTGCGGGATTTCTCTCCCTATGTTTTATTTATTATCTTCAAGATTAACAGACTTAAGCATCTTAGCTAACTCTGCTGTAGAACCAACAAATAGTGAATTATTAACTGTACTAGGACCTTTAGATGCCTTCTCTTCTTCTACATCTTTAAGCTTCTTCTGAAGATCCATTAACTTATCAGTTGCATCAGAAACACTCTTAATCAACTGACCTGCAACTTCATATGCCCTTGGCATTTCACTATCCTGTGCAAGTTCAAGAATACCATTAATTGCCTCTTGACCTTTCTCTATGATGCTATAAAGATTACCCCTAGTATAATCATAGTCCTTTTCAATATCACTCCTTTCATGTTTCTCTGGTTTAGTTATTCCCACTTCAGTAGTATCAGTGGATACCACATCTGCAGAAACATTAAATGCATCATTTAATTCATCAAAGTTTTTAGACATTAGATAGTTCCATCAAAACCAAAATCATCTCCAAATTCTATTGCAGCATTATCTGATGCACCTATAACTTTAACTTCTGCTCCTAGAACATGGTCTGCAGCAATAGTATTATCTTGTGCTCGTTTAACAGTCAATGTGGTTCCAGAGATAGAGTCAACATACATTTCCTCTTGATCTATGTATATGTAATCATTTGCAGAAATGCTACCAACACTATCTACATTAACAATTGCAATACTATCATCTATATTTTCACTTAGATTTGTAGCAACGGTATCTCCATATGCCTTAGTTGCTCTAGGTACAACACTGTATGTAACTTCTCTGGTTGGAGTGGTTGTCTGGGAACCAGCAACATATCCAATAGAAGCCTTCTTGATGATATCCTTAGATACATCTGTATTGACTGGTCCAAAGAAGTATGTCTTAGCAGTAAATCTCATAG